TACTAATGATCCTAATTTTGAAGATATATATTATGTAGGTGAAATAAAGTCTATGACTTTAGCTGAAATAAAGAAAAAATTTCCATATTTAACAGATCAAGAATTAGAAAAAATGGTTAAATATCCAGGTAGAGATGGTTATATAGCTAATCCTAATTATGACAATGATTTAGTTCAGATATTATTTTTTGAATATAAAACATATATAGATCAAGTATTTAAAATAAAACAAACAGAACAAGGTTTAGAAAAAACATTAGAAAAACCTGACTTCTTTAATCCGCCACCAAGTGATAATTTTGATAGAGTATCAAGATCTATAGAGGTTTTGTTTAGTGGCGCTAAAGTTATGGGTGTTCCACAAATGCTTGAGTGGAAGCTTGCAGAAAACATGACAAGACCTAACAGTGATTTAACAAAGGTTAATATGAATTATGCTATATGTGCACCTAATTTATATCAAGGCCGTATAGAATCACTTGTTAGTAGAATAACTGGTTTCGCTGATATGATACAATTAACATCGTTAAAATTACAACAAGTAATTCAACGTATGGTTCCAGATGGGGTTTTTGTAGATGTAGATGGTTTAGCAGAAGTTGATTTAGGTAATGGCACCAACTATAATCCACAAGAAGCTTTAAATATGTATTTTCAGACTGGTAGTATAGTCGGTAGATCATTAACACAAGATGGTGATCCTAATAGGGGTAAGGTACCTATTCAGGAATTACAAACATCTAGTGCAAACGGAAAAATAGCATCACTTGTAAATACATATCAGTATTATTTACAAATGATAAGAGACGTAACAGGTCTTAATGAAGCACGAGATGGCAGTTTACCAGACAGAGACGCTTTAGTCGGATTGCAAAAAATGGCTGCCAATGCTTCAAATATCGCTACTAAACATATTTTAGATGCTAGCTTGTATTTAACATTAAGAGTTTGTGAAAATATTTCTTTGAGAGTTGCTGATATGATGCAGTTTGCTTTAACTAGCAATGCTTTAACTTCTAGTATTGGTAAATTTAATGTAGCAACTTTAGCTGAAATAAGTAAACTGCATTTATATGATTTTGGTTTATATTTAGATTTAGAACCAGAAGAAGAAGAAAAAGCTATGTTAGAACAAAACATACAAGTTGCTTTGCAGTCTGGTCAAATATATTTAGAAGATGCTATAGATATTAGAGAAATTAAAAATTCAGCTTTAGCAAATCAAGTATTAAAATATAGAAGAATACAAAAACAACAACAAGATCAACAAGCTCAGCAAGCGCAAATACAAGCTCAAGCTCAAGCTAACATGCAGCAGTCAGAGCAAGCGGCTTTAAATGAAGTACAAAAACAAGAAGCTTTAGCTCAAACAGAAATACAAATTGAACAAGCTAAGTCTCAATTTGAAATACAAAGAATGGAGCAAGAGGCGTTAATTAAAAAACAATTAATGGCTGAAGAATTTCAATATCAATTACAATTAGCTCAAGCTAAAATAAATACCGATAGACAAAAAGAACAATTTATAGAAGATCGTAAAGATAAAAGAACTAAAATACAAGCAACGCAGCAATCAAAAATGATTGAGCAACGTCAAAACGACTTGTTACCTACAGATTTTGAATCAGCAGGTATGGATAATTTAGGCGGATTTGGTTTAGAGCAGTTTGAACCGCAATAAACTATTTATTAATTTTTATTATATTATATTATGTCAGAAGAAGTAAAACAAGAAGGTACTTTTAAAATTAAAAGTAAACCCAAACAATTAATTAAAAAAGACAACGTTATTAAAGTTGATCTTTCTAAAAAAGAAGAAAAAGATGCCGTTCAAGTCGGAGAAACAAAGGAGGTGGCTGTGGAAGAACAAACCGGAAATAGCCCTCAAGTGGACCAACAAGTATCAGAGTCCAGCGAAGTTCTTGAAGATAAACAAGAGCAACCAACAATTCAAGAAATTGTAGAAGAAAAACCTATTGAAGAGAAAGTTGAAGAAGAAATACAAGAAATAGGTGAAAAAATTGAACAAAAAGTTATTGCTCCTACTCCAGAAGAGTCAAGAGAAATAGCTAAGCTACCAGAAAACATAGAAAAAGTTGTAGACTTTATGAAAGAAACTGGTGGAACATTAGAAGATTATGTAAGATTAAATGCTGATTATTCTAATGTAGACAACGATACTCTTTTAAGAGAGTATTATAAACAAGCCAAATCACACTTAGATTCAAGTGAAATTAACTTTATGATTGAAGATAATTTTTCATATGATGAAGAAGTGGACGAGGAGCGTGAGATTCGTAAAAAGAAACTTGCGTATAAAGAAGAGGTTGCTAAAGCCCGAAAGCATTTAGATGGTTTAAAAAGTCAATACTACGAGGAAATCAAGTTGAGACCTGGTGTGACGCAAGACCAACAAAAAGCAATGGACTTTTTCAATCGCTATAATGAAGAGCAAAACACAGCTCAACAACAACATGAGGACTTTAAGTCTAATACTAAAAACTATTTTACTAATGAATTCAAAGGTTTTGATTTTCAAGTTGGTGAAAAAAAATTTAGATACGGAGTTAAAAACCCTAATGAAGTTGCAGATAAACAATCGAATATTACAAACACAATTAAGAAGTTCTTAGATGACAAAGGTAATGTAAAAGATGTTAAAGGTTATCACAAAGCTATGTATGCCGCTGACAATGTTGACAAAATTGCACAACATTTTTATGAGCAAGGTAAATCCGATGCTACTAAAAATTTAGTTGCAAAATCTAAAAACATAACAGAAGATGTAAGGCCTTCGCCTACAGGAGATGTATTTGTTGGAGGATTAAAAGTTAAATCAATCAGTGGTCTTGATTCTTCAAAACTGAAGATTAAAACAAGAAAATTTAACTAAAAACAAAATTAATTATTATGGGACAAATTACTCCTGTGTTTGGAAGTATTATACCTTCTCAACAACAATTAGCGCTACAAGGAAACTATTTAGCGTTTAATACTGGTGGTGCAAATGACTTTATCCAGCAGTATCTACCTGAAGTTTACGAACAAGAGGTAGAAAGATATGGAAACAGAACTTTAAACGGTTTCCTTAGAATGGTTGGCGCTGAAATGCCAATGACATCTGATCAAGTTATTTGGTCAGAACAAAATAGATTACACGTTTCTTATGAAAATGTAGCTCAAACTGGTGGTGCAGGTGTTGCACAATTAGAATTTGCTTTAGGTGGTAACCCAGCTGTATCAAATGCTATTTTTCCAAATGATACAATTGTTGTAATGAACCCATCTACTGGTGTTACACTAAAAGGTGTGGTAAGAACAAGTTTACCAGGTGGTATTGGACAAAGAGTTATTGCTTATCCATTTACTGCAGCTAACTGGGATGCTTTAGGAGTTGGAGCTACAAACCTTAAAATGTTTGTTTACGGTTCTATCTTTGCTAAAGGAACTGTTGGACCTGTAGATAATGGCTTAGGTGCTGGATCTTACAAGTCTATTCAACCTTCATTTACTCAATATTCTAACAACCCAATTATCATAAAAGATTCATTCCAAATCAATGGTTCTGATATGGCACAAATTGGATGGGTAGAAGTTGCTACAGAAGATGGAACATCAGGATACTTATGGTATCTAAAGTCTGAGTCTGAAACAAGACTAAGATTTGATGACTACTTAGAAATGGCAATGGTTGAAGGTGAATTAGCTACTGGAGCTGGTGGACAAAGTTTTGCTGCTCAACAAGCTAACATCCAAGGATTTGGTGGTGGTATCAACGCTTACGGTACTGAAGGTTTATTTGCTGCTATCCAATCAAGAGGTAACATCATGTCTGGCTTTTCTGCTGGAACTGGTTTATCTGACTTTGATCAAGTTCTTAAAAATCTAGATACTCAAGGAGCTATTGAAGAAAACATGCTTTTCTTAAACAGAGGTCTTGATTTAGATTTTGATGATATGCTAGGTCAAATTTCAGGTGGAGCTGTAGGTGGAACTGCTTATGGTTTATTTGAAAACTCTGAGGATATGGCTTTAAATTTAGGTTTCTCTGGTTTTAGAAGAGGTTCTTATGACTTCTACAAAACTAGCTGGAAATACTTAAATGACGCTTCTACAAGAGGTGGTGTAGCGGTAAGTGGAATTGAAGGTGTATTAATTCCTGCTGGAACTTCAACTGTTTATGACCAACAATTAGGTACAAACATAAGAAGACCATTCTTACACGTTAGATATAGAGCTTCACAAACAGAAGACAGAAGATACAAAAACTGGATCACAGGATCTGCTGGTGGTGCTTACACTACTAACTTAGATGCTATGCAAGTTAACTGGTTATCTGAAAGATGTTTGGTTACTCAAGCTGCGAATAATTTCGTATTATTCCAAAACTAAGATTGCTTTAAAGTTTATCTCCGTCTTCGGGCGGAGATACTCTTTATTTTATTAATTATATTATAT